ATAGTACAAGAGGATCAAACTCAATTTTTTCATCTATAACTTCTGCAGGAGGCGGATCAAGAAATCCAGCCGGTGAAAACACTGGAGGATCTGGAGCAGGAGGCGGACATCAAAGTGCCGGAGGAGCTGGAAATACTCCTCCCGTTAGTCCATCTCAAGGAAACGCTGGAGGATCAAATGGTCCAGGACCCGTTAACTCTGGTCAATTCGCTGGAGGAGGCGGAGGCGGAATTAATGGTGCAGGAAGCACATCTTCAAGTGGGGGATATGGAGCTTACGCTGGTGGCGGCGGACCAGGATCAACAACACATATTACAGGAAGTCCACAAATTTACGCAGGTGGCGGAGGCGGAGGAGCCTTTAATGCACCAGGAGACCCGGGAGGAGCTGGGGGATCAGGATGTGGCGGAAAAGGTGCTGGTTTTAGCGGACCGCCTGCTGTTACAGGCTCGAATGGAAAAGGCGGTGGCGGCGGTGGCGGCGGAGCGCCAGCTGGACCGTGTGCAATTAAAACAGGAAAAAACGGAGGATCCGGAGTTGTAGTCATTAGATACAAATACCAATAATTAATTATGTCAGAAATAAATTACAGAAGCTTTGCAAAAATATCAGAAGATAATTTAGTGCTTGAAGTATTAGTAGTCGATGACGTCTGTCCAACTGACGAAACTCAAAGTAAATATTATTTAGAAAAACACAACAATTGGCCAAGTCATTTATGGATAGCATGTTCAAATAATAGTGACCATAGTCATGGTCCAGCAGGTATAGGTTATAGTTGGGATGCAACTAATGAAAAATTTTTTAGTCCACAACCATACGCTTCATGGACAAAAGATACTACAAACGGAGTATGGGTTTCTCCTTTATCTAAACCTACGTTAACAGCAGAAGAACAAACTCAAAATAATAACGGTAGTAAAATATGGGTTTATGAATGGAGCGAATCTGCTTATCAAGCCGACAATACTACTGGTTGGATTTTAAAAGATCATTTAGTAGACCTACCTCTTTAATTGACTTTTTAGTTACGTTCTATATAAAGAACAAGAAAGCTTATGAAAAAGAAAGTATTAAGTGAAATTGATTTAATTTATGGTGACGTTTCAATGCCTTCCGGTTTTGAAATTAATAGAGATGTATTAGTAATTGATACGTTTGTTTCAAAACATACAGGTAAACCTTTTGAATTTTCTAGATTTTGGGACATGCTAAATAAATATATTATGGACCATGTTAGAGTTAATTACGATATAGAACTAATTAATAAAAATTGTTGGGGAGACATGTACACTCCTCTTCAAAATAGTGAACCTCTTTTAGAAATAAAAGAAGTAGATTTAAAAAACTCTCCTGATTATGTTTTACTTTACGGAGTAAATGTAAAAAATTGTAGTGTTAGAATATACTACGATGATAATAGAAAAAAAGGTAGAAGTTGGGATATGCCTTTAGTAAATAATAAATTTATTTTGTTTCCCTCAACCTGTGTGTATTTTATTTCTAATAAACATGAAAATTTTTTAAATACTATACATACTATAACTTACGATAAAGTATAATGAAGTGGCTGACTTGGAATTGGACAGATGTGTTATCTAAAAAAGATATAAAAGAAATTAATAAAATAATTAATAAACATTCTACTAAGATAAAAGATAAACCAGCAGATGCAGTAAAAACATCTAAAGTAAAATTTGTTGCTTACAAACATCTTAAAAATAATTTAAATAAATTATTAAAAGAAATATATATATCTAACGAAATTAATTTTAATAATTTAAACCTTTATTCTTATGAAGACACTATGTATGTGCATTGTAACACATACACTAAAAATTCTGAATATGGTTGGCATATAGATGCTAATGAAAAAAATGATGATTGGGATATAAAATATACTGTATTAATAAATATTTCTGAAAAAAAATATACAGGAGGAAAGTTTAATATTTTTGTTAATGAAAAACCGAGACATTTTAAATTTTTTGATGAACCTGGAAGTATGGTAATGTTTAGGTCACCTATTTTACATAGAGTTACTCCAGTTAAATCAGGTGAAAGAAAAACATTAACTTTATTTATTATAGGACCAAACTTAAAATGAACCTAGAAAATTATTATTGGTATTTTAAAGATGCTTTATCTCCACGATTTTGTGATGAAGTAATTAAATATTCTTTGTATCAAAATGAAATGTTAGCTAAAACTGGTGGGTTTAATAAGGTAAAAGATTTAAGTAAAGACCAATTAAAACAATTAAAATCTAAAAGAAATTCAGATGTAGTTTGGTTAAATGATCATTGGATTTATAAAGAAATAATGCCTTTTGTAAAAATAGCAAATCAAAATGCTGGTTGGAATTTTCAATTTGATTTTACGGAAAGTTGTCAATTTACTAAATATAAACTAAATCAATATTACGACTGGCATTGTGATAGTTGGAATAAACCATATTCAACAAACGATAATACTAATGGTAAGATTAGAAAACTATCTATGACTTGTCAATTAACAGATGGTTCAGAATACACAGGCGGTGAACTAGAATTTGATTTTAGAAACTATGACCCACCTATGCGTGATGAAGAAAAACATTTAAGTAGATGTAATGAAATATTATCTAAAGGAAGTATAATTGTTTTTCCTTCGTTTGTATGGCATAGAGTTAAACCAGTTACGTCAGGTACAAGATATAGTCTTGTAGCATGGCATTTAGGAAATCCTTTTTTTTAATATGAAATATAATTATTATTTTCCTAGCCCAATCTCAGTTGAAGAAAAACCAGAGTTTATAAATTCTTTAAACAAAGCTTCTAATAAATTTATTAACAGTTCTAAAAAAGATGAAAAAAAATATATAAAAACTTACGGAGACTTTGGTCGAAGTTATCATTCTATTCAATTAACAAAAGAAAATGATTTTATAGATTTTAGAAACTATGTAGGAGAAAAATCATTAGTTTTTTTAAATGACATGGGTTACGACATGTCTCACTATGAAACTATTTTTACAGAATTATGGGTACAAGAGTTTGCTAAAAAAGGTGGCCACCACTCTGCGCATGTTCATTGGAATCAACATGTGTGCGGATTTTATTTTTTAAAGTGTAGTGATAAAACATCATACCCTATTTTTCATGAACCTAAAACTGGAGCTAGGGCTACAAAATTAAAAATGAAACAAGATATAAAAGGTATATGGCCAGGGCACGATCTATTTCATTTAAAACCTAAACCAGGAACATTAATTATATTTCCAGGATATTTAGAACATGAGTTTTCAATAGATCACGGACTAGAACCTTTTAGGTTTATACATTGGAATATACAAGCTGTACCTAAAGGAGTTGGTGATGGTTAAAACATACAAAAATATTTTAAGTAAAGAAGATTTAAAAAGATTTAATCAAGAAGTTATAGAAAATAATAACTTTGGATGGTATTTAAATAATTCCTCTGTAAGAGATTATCCTAGTAAATCTAATTTTGATTCTTTTTTATTTTTTAATCATGAAATATTAATTAGACCAGAAAATAGAAACGGCTCTAATGGGGTAAATTCTTTTTTGTATCCTTTTATGGAAGAAATTTTTTCAAAGTTTATGGGTCGAATTAAAATAAAGTATAGCGAATGTTTTAGAATTGCACTTAATTTAACTTTTAATAATGGACACACACAATGTCCTCCTCATTTAGACCATAAGTTTAAACACAAACAACTATTAGTTTATTTAAATAAAGATATTGATCCTTCAGCTTGTACAGTAGTAAAAGATACAAAGTATGCTCCAACATTTAATTCAGGTTTATTGTTTGATAATTTAGTTCATTATCATATGGTGCCTAAACAAGGTCACAGAATGGTGGCCGTATATACATTTATATAATGGAAGAAATACACGAAAATATTTTAACTGAAAAAGAACGAAAAAATTTATTTAAGTTTATAAAAACAAAACTAGAATATTTAAGTGATAAACATCCCGGTCTTCAAACTCGTAACAACTTACACAAATATGAAGAACTAGATATATTTTTAAAAAAAATAAAAAAATATTGTGCACCCTACAAAGTATTTTCTTGTTGGGCAGTTTATAGTGAAGGAGATTCTGTGTGCTGGCATGATCACCATAAAGAAGAAAAAGCTGTTTGGTCTTTTGTTTATTATATAAAAAATAAAGATGGCGTAGGAACTATGTTTAGAGATCCTTCCGTTAAAGCTTTTGATTTAGTTAAATATACTTCTGGTAAACAAAACTCTTTACTAAAATTTTCAAGTAAGGTAATACATTCTGGTCCAATAAGTCATAAAAAATTAGAAAGATACATTGTATCATTAGATGTAAAATAATATGAGTTTTAAAACAAAAAAATATACAGTTATTAAAAAAGCCATTAGTCGAGACATGGCTTCTTTTTTATGTAATTATTTAGCTATGAATAAACAAGTGTATGATACTTTTCTTATGCATAGATATCTATCTCCTTTTGAAAAAGTAATGGGTTTTTACGAAGGTAAAGAAGATCAAATTCCTGGAGCTTATTGTACTTATGGAAATGTTGCCATGGAAACTTTAATGTTAAAATGCCAACCAGAAATGGAAAAGGCAACAGGACTTAAATTATATCCAGCTTATACTTATGCAAGAATTTATTCAAAAGGTGATGAACTTAAAAGACATAAAGATAGATTTAGTTGTGAAATATCAACAACATTAAATCTTGGAGGAGACCCTTGGCCAATATATTTAGAACCTTCTGGTGAAAAAAATAAAAAAGGTGTTAAGGTAGATTTAGAACCAGGAGACATGTTAGTTTACAGAGGTTGTGAATTAGAACATTGGAGAAAAAAATTTAAAGGCGATGAGTGTATACAAGTTTTTTTACATTATAATAACACAACTACATCGGAAGCTGAACAAAATATGTTTGATAAACGTCCACATTTAGGACTTCCTTCGTGGTTTAAAAAACATGAAAATAATTAAAACTCAATCAAAGATAATAAAAACAAAAGTTAAAGAACACAAACAATTTAAAAAAGAGTTGTTGAATTTAATCAATAGAATGCCAAACAATTCTCACCAATGGATAACAAAATCTGATTGGAATTTATCTAAAGATTTTTTAAGACCTTACTTAGATTTATTTTATAAAAAAGTTATACCCTCTTCTATGCAAAAGATGCAGAATCATTTTAAAGCAAAACGATGGTTTATTTCTCATGGTTGGTTTCAACAATATAAAAACAATTCATACCATCAATGGCACACTCATCCAGGAACAAATTGGGCTAATGTTTATTTTTTAGAATTACCTAATTCAAAATTTAAAACAAAAATTAAAATTGATAATAAAGTCATAGATTACGAAGTTAAAGAAGGAGACTTAATTACTTTTCCAGCCTATTTATTACATACTTCAGAAAAAAATAAAGACGGTAGAAAAACAATTATAGCATTTAACTCTGATTTTATATATGATTAACCTATTGAAATAAGAACTAATCTAATATAATAGCTAATAAACAGGATTTTATATGCTACAAAAACTAGGTTTTTTACCAGGCTTCAACAAACAAGTTACATCTACAGGCGCTGAATCACAGTGGACTGGTGGTGAAAACGTTCGTTTTAGATATGGTACACCTGAAAAAATAGGTGGTTGGTCTCAATTAGGTGATAGTAAATTAACTGGTGCAGCTAGAGGATTGCATCACATGGTTAATAAAACAGGTATTAAATACTCTTTAATTGGAACTAATAGAATTTTATATGTTTACACAGGGGGAGTATACTACGATATACATCCTTTAACTAATCCGTCAGGAACAGCTCTTACAAATGCTTTTAGTACAAGTAACGGCTCACCTATTGTAACTGTTACTTTTGCAACAGCACACAATTTTCAACCTGGTGATATAATTTTATTTGGTGATACAAGTACGTTTAGTGCTATTACAGGTTCAAACTTTGGTGCAGCAGATTTTTGTGATAAAAAATTTATGGTAACATCAACACCAACGGGAACTACTATTACTATTACAATGCCTGGAAATGAAGGAGGCGCAGGAGCAACTACTTCTGGAGGCATAACGTTTTTTCAATATTACCATGTAGGTCCACCTGATCAGGTTGGAGTCTTTGGTTATGGTATATCTCAATGGGGTGGTACAACTACAAATC